CAAATTCGTAGTATTATGACAATCAAAGAAAGAGTGCTCGCCGCTGCCAAAACGTCTTACGCGAAGTACGGTTTGAAGGGCAAAGAACTCGAAAAACTTGCAGATGTCATCGTCGCCTCTAAGGGGCTGACGGATGATTCGACGGATGATGATGTCAACAGTGCCATCACTGGTGCAACGTCATACGTGGAGATTATGCAGAGCGTTGGAAATCGCTATGCTAACGATGTGGAGAAGAAGTATGAGGGTTATGTGAAGCCAAACGAGCCTCCCGTGGAGCCTCCGAAGCCTAACGAGCCACCTATCATCGACCCCAACAAGCCCCTGACCCTTGCTGATGTTCAGAAACTGCTCGAAGAACAGAAGAAGAATCTCGATGAAGCCAACAAAACTGCACTGGAAGCAGCACTCGCTCCTTTCAAGCAGAAAGAGGAAGCCGCCCGTCTGAGAACCTTGCTCGATGGTCACGAGAAGTTGAAGGACATCCCTCAGAAGTTCCGTAACCTGTACACCCTCGACAAAGATGAGAATCTCGATGCGAAAGCCGAAGAGATTGCTGCCGATTATCAGGCCATGAAGTCGGAAATGTTCAAGAGTGGAACCGTCGTAGAGGCCCCGAAAAAGGCCAATGAAGGCGACGAAAACGACGAGGTGATTAGCATGCTGAAAAAAGTAAACGAATCACAAACCACTTAAACGAAGTAAAGTATGGAGTACAAGAAAGAATCATTCGAGCATGTCCAGGAGGGCAAGTGGGATTCCGAAAGCTGCGTCCGTTGCATTGCCGGTCTTGACTTCGACAAAACGTGTCTGCCTGATGGTATGAAGCGCGTCCCCAAGGGTGCGGTGCTTGCCAAGAAGCTGACCACCACGGGCTATAAGGCCGTGATTGTCAAGACAGCCGTGGCACAGGCTAACGCCGCTGCAAACGCCACTTCGCTGAAAGTCCTCAAAGGACACATCTTGAAGGTTGGTGATAAGATTGCAGGAAGCACCATTTCTGCCATCGACACCTCCAACGAGGATTATGATACCTTGACCGTCGGCGCTCTCGCCGCCAAGGTGGATAAGGACACCGTCGCCAATGACGACAATGTCGACAACATTCTTGGCCTTAACTATGCCACCACCAAGATGGATTCCTATCCTTCGGTGACATACACCATTCAGGCCTACGAGATTGAGGAGGCAACCCTCCCGTACCCGATTAACGCTGCTATTAAGGAGAAGCTCACCTGCCGCCACCACTTCGCGCTGGATTTCTCTGAGCATGCTTCCTAAGTAACGTGAAACCCTAAAAAGAGTATTAAGGTATGACACTATTAGAGAAACTGTCTGAACCGAAGGTATTTGATGCCTTCATTCAGGAAAACATGAAGACTTCGACGTTCAAGCCTGTCTCAAAACCTGAGATGGATATTGAATACGAGCCTGGCAAGGCTTACTCTGCCTACGTGGCCGAGTATAAGGCTGCTATGGCCGGTTCTATCGTCGACAAGAACGGTAAGAAGCCTATCCATGATCTGCCGACCGCCGACCAGCTGACGGGAACCATCGCCCGCATCGCCGACAAGTGGCAGATGGACAATGAGAAGCTCGACCACTACTTCTACCTGGAGCAGCGGTACCAGTCTCGCGTGAAGGATTATACCGACGAGCAGAAGATCGCCGAGTATAAGAAGCTCGTTAAGTACCTGTTCAACCCCTATGAGATTGCCGTCATCGCTCCGTGGAAGCGTACCGACATCAGCTATTTCGAGGGATTGTTCAACGGCTATCAGGATGTGACCCTCGACAATAACTCGAAGTCAGGTGTTCGCTACCAGTTCGACCTCGGCATCAAGAAGTTCGCCGCTAAGGTGGCTGCTTGGGGTGAGAGCAATGCTACTCCCGTCGAGGATATTCAGCAGGTCGTGGACTATGCCGAGAGCAAGGGTAAGAATATCCTGCGTGTCCGTATGAGCCGTAGCACATTCTTCAAGATGTGTAAGGCCAGCCAGTTCCAGTCTCAGTTCACCCTGAAGCTGGGCAAGTCGAACATTCTGCCCGCCAGCCTCGTGCCGGTGGAGGCCGTGAATGAGTACCTGGAGAGCGTTCAGTTGCCGAAGATTGAGATTGAGACCCCGAAGCCCGTGCTTCTGCCTAACGGCTCGTCTATCAACCTCATCCCCAACGACCGCGTTGTGTTCATGTTCGCCGAGAAGGTCGCCGTCCTCAAGATGGCTGAGAGCGTCGAGAAAATCGACAAGCTCCCCAACAAGGTCTATTCGACGTATGATGAGAACCTGGTCGGTGCTTGGCGCACTGAGGAAGGCCGCTTCATTGACTACGAAATGTGGGCTACGCCCGTATTCGTCGGCAAGGAAGACTATGCCATCCTGAAAACGGATGTGACCTCTCTCTAACCTCTTAACGAATTGTTGACGTAAACTATGACTATCAGAGAAGCAGTAGCAGCAGAAATCGAGCCGTATGTCCTCAGTGAGAATGCGGTCGATAAAGCCATCAAGAGCAGTTTCTACCGTTTCGGTGGGAATCTCAATGTCAATCCCGAAAGCGACTACTCGCCGGTGGATGATAAGCAGATTGGTTTTGCTGCCATGCTTCTGCTCGGTCAACTCCTGACGCTCACGAACGAGAAGGTTGACGTTATCTCAAATTCTTATGACAATGATGACTTGAAAAAGTCCATCCAGGCCATAGCAAATAGGATAGGAGTAAGCGCCGACCTCGTTCTGGGCGACGCGGGAGAAGATAAGGTGACGTACTGTGGCGATATGTGGTAAGCTATGAAGTTGGATGACCAATTATTCGTAACCGTCCTGAGCGAAGGTGGGTATGATGAGAATCTCGACCCCATCGAGCCGACAGAGGAAGAAGCCCTCTTTGGGAAATGCTTCATCAGCTTCAATACGAAGGCTGACAAAGTGACCCTCGCAGACGGAAAGGAGTACATCTATAACTTCTATATCATCGCCACCCTCACGAAAAAGAATTATCCGCTCATCCCCAAGGAAGGTGATAAGATTCGGTTCGTGAAGAAAGACGGCACCATCGATAAAACCATGACCGTGCAGGGATTTGTCACCCTGAAAGAGCGATTTTTGAAACTTTGGGTCTGAGACATGGCAAAGGTGCAGTTCAAGGCCAATGGACTGAAAGCCCTGCAGGAAAGGCTTGCCAAGGCTCGCGACGCGCTCAATATGAAACTGGAAGACAGACTGAAATATTTGGGCGAGCAAGCAGTAAAGCATGCCAAGGAACATAAGGGTTATCACGACAGGACGGCCAATCTGAAAAACTCCATCAGCTACGTGCTTTACTACGACGGCCAGCCTATTCAAACCGGCTTCGGCCATGCGGAGAAAGCGACGGAAACCATGTCGATGGCTCAACTCGATTCTCAGATCAAAGAGAATGTCGAAGACTTCGCTCGGGAGCATGTGCAGCCGAAAGGCTATACTCTGATAATAGTGGCCGGCATGAACTACGGCAAGCACGTGGAGAATAAAGGCTACAATGTTTTATACCTCACGCGGGATTTCGTTGAAACCGAGTTGAAGAAACTCATTCAGGAAGTTCTCGATGATGTGAAGAACGGGAATATATGACAGGACTTGAAGCAGTGACGGCAGTAGCCGTATATCTCAACTCGAATAAGACGGCCATCTTCGGTGAGAAGGGAGGCTCGATATTCAAGTATGAGAAAAAGAAGGGCTACGAAGGTGATTATATCGCCGTCAATAACCTTCCCTTCATTCACCGTAATACCTCACAGACGGACACCGTCAATGTGAATGTTCACGTCAAGGATTTGAATACTGAGGAACCCGACACAAAACGCCTTGCGGCTATTGTGAAGGAGGTAGTGGAAATGTTCAATTACACGGACGGGGTAAGGCTCAATGAGGCGTATTTCAAATACTTCGCAGACGGCAGACCTATTCCCGATAAGGATGGTACCTCGTATGTGAATATTGAAATCGACTGCTACCACTCAGAAGAAAAGAAAGTAACAACGAATTAAATGCTTTGAACTATGGCTGTAAAAAAGATTATCGGTTGGGGCAAGAACTCCACCAAAGAGACAGTAGGTAACAATACGACTACCTACAATGACATCGCCATCAATAGCACCTCTCTTTCCGTAGAAGAGGGCGACGAGCAGGAAGCTCAGATTGAGGGTGGCGAGGCCGAGGCTCGTAAGAAGAACCCGGATAAGTATATCCTGGAGGCCGAGCGTCGCATTGATGACCCCAGTGAGGTCAACGATGTGCTGGGCTTCACCGAGGAAGTAGATAGCATCGAGGTCATTCCTCAGGAGGTCGGTGCCGTGGGCGTAACGCTCATCAACCCCTCTCGTCACGTGACCGTCAGCTATGACACCTCCGATGGTTTGAAGGCCAAGTACACCTACAAGACCAAGGGTGCCACCAATAGCGCAGGTAAGCTGACCGACATTTCCTTCACCAAGAAGGTTGCCGGTGGAACCTATAGCGCCGTCTCAACGTCCAGCGATGGATATTCTACCAAGAATCCTAAGGCTCTCGGTTGGTTCATCAAGAACGGCAACGTCTATATCCCTGCCCTTGACACCACCCCGGTAGAGGGTGTGACATACTACACTCTCAGCTAAGAGCGGGG